AGTCGCTCATGACTAGCTCCATTCCGTTAGGGTACTGATTGCGACATCGCAAGCCAGTAAGTCTCCAGTAGGTAGGTTCAGCACTTTAGGGCTGGACACGCTGCCTACGTTGAACACAATGCTCGATGCTTCGAGAAGCTGGAAGAGGCGTACTACGTCATCCTCAATCCCAGCGAGGTTTCCTTGATTGTCCAGTAATGGCACAAGGATAGTGATAGTAAAGTTTGCTAGTGGTGCGATGGCTGTGTAGTCATTATTGCTAGGCACTAGGTAAGGATCAGCAGGGCTGACAATAACGCTGTTAGCGATAGGCGTAGCAGGTGGGAACGAGAACACGCTCCATTTGCTGTTGTCAGTTAGGGCAGCCGCAATTGTGCTGCGAAGGGTGGTTATCGCTGGCATCAGCCCACCATTGAGTTAGGGCTTAGGTAAGGTGCAAGTAAGCCACGAACGCGAGCCATGAGCTGATTAGACATGGTGTAAGGGCTTGGTGCGTAGCCGTCAATAGATACGCCCTGACCTGTTGGGGCTTGGCGCGCTTGCCAAATAGCCACAGAGACCATGAGGCTGGCTTCCTGAATGGCAGGGATGGTTGTGTAATCTACATAGGTCTCTGCTGAAAGAGTGCCGTATGGATTGACTGGGTGGAAAGGCGCAGGGGTGTTGTTATTGCCTGTGATTGCGTAGGTAATCTCTTTTTCACCAACGCCAGTAATGGTCTTATTGCCATTGTGCTTTGATCCGCAGCCTGTGATATTGACTGTCTCACCAACGTAGAACACGTCTTGTACATAGTCGTTAAAGTAAGAAGTACCTGTGTGGGCTGTGTTGCTGTGTCCAATGATTGGAGTCGTGTTAGTCCATAGAAAAGGCAACAAGACATTATCAGCAGCATCGCAGACGGACTGCAATACGGCATCGGTATAAAGCGTTCCGATTCCGAGTGCGACACGAAGCTCTGCAACTGTAGTAATGCTCATTATTATCCTTTCTAAAGACTAGAGGGAGCTGCAAGGGCTCTGGCAGCCCCCTCTAGCGACTTAGGGTGTTACTTAGGAGAGGTTGAACTTACGAACGCCCTTACCAGACTTCGCAACGTAAACTGCGAGGTATCCGTAAAGTGCGATTTCTAGTTCGCCTGTGGTTAGCACCTGAAGGCGTAGGTTTGTCACAGGTGATTCCCAGACATATACGCTAGATGGTGCAATAAGGAAAGCAGAGTTGTCAATGACACCTGATGCTGCGATGTTGTGATCTACGATGAGGTCAGTTCCAAGAACGTTGCCGCGTACTGATGATGCGACTGCTGTGCCTGAAGCGTTCATTGTTGAACCCTGTGCAGAGTAGAGTGCGCGACCTGTTGAGTCTGCGTATCCTGTGATAGCAGCCCATTGGTCTGTGTTAGCAACGAGCTTGTTAGCGAAGTCTCCGCCTGTACCCTTGTATGCGGCTGCGCCTTCTACAGAGATGAATGACTGAAGTCCTGCTGCTGTTGCAGCAACACCTGTTGCAGTTGTACCTGCTGAAATTAGCTCGGTCAAAACTGCTGTATCAGTTGCCTTCTCGTACGCCTTGCGGAGTTCTGCCATAAGCAATTCCATGAAGGAAGGTGAGCTGCGATCTATCAACTCCCAAGATATACGGTTAAGTCCGGCGAACTTGTTGATATTTACTGTGTCATAGGCTGAGGTCATCCCGACATCTGTAACTGTTGCGCCTTCGTTTACATCTGCGACTGATGGTGCTGTGTCTGCTGTTGATGCGTTTGTGTAAAGACGTGGAACTGTGAATGACATTCCTGAGTCAATAAGTGCGTTGCGTGTTACAGCATCGAATACTGGACGTCCAGAGAATGTATCTGTTACGAATTGGTTTAGGTGCTGTGGGAGTGTAAGACCTGTGTTAGTTGATGTTGAATCATCTGCTGCACGAACTGTGCGGCGGGCATCATCGTCACCGAGTGCTGCCTTGATAGATGCTTCGAGGTACTGTGCTGATGAAATCGGCGCTGTACGCTCCTTGGTGTAATGTGATGCTGCAACTGTTGGGCGAGCCGCTTCTTCTGCCGCTGCTTCAACTGCTGGAGCTTCTACCTGTGTGGTATCTTCCACGACTGGCTCGCTTTCTGTTGGTTTGGTTTCTTCAGCAGGGATGACTTCCTCTGCTGCGATCTCTAGCACTTGAGCAGACTTAAAGGCTGGCTCTGTTACTAGAGAAACTTCTTTTAACTTCGCTGCTGTGACTACTGTGTGTCCAGCGCGTGATGGTGCTGATGCAATAATCTCTGCGCCGATTGACAAGCCAGAGACAAGTCCTTCCTGTGCCATGACAAGTGCATCGTTGCCACCTGTTGAACGTGACAACTTGAAGGTTGCATAAATGCCATCTGGACGAACTGTGGCTGTAACCATGCGACCTACTGGCTTCTTCATGTCGTGCTGTGATAGCAACTTAATCTTTGATGGATCGTCAATCTCAATAGAACCAGCCTCGAATACAACGCCACCAAGATTAGTGTTGCCGATTTCGCCAGTTCCCATTGGAACGATTTTGCCGCTAATCTCGCGGCGCTCTTCGCTGCATTCGATTGAAGATGCTTCGATGTATAGAGTCTCCATTAGAGCCCCTCACTTCCGTTAGGTGTTAGATCTGTCATTTCCATAGCCTGTTCAGTTGTAATCAGCCCTAGAGATAGCATCTTCTCAATCACGCTAAGTTCGACCATTGGGTCTTGCTTAAGGAAGGTGTCAAAGACTGCAAAGCGGACTTCGTGTCCTGCTGTAGAAATGTCATCCATAGATAGACGAGTCTGAATAGCCTGAATGTAAGGCTCGATGCTAAGCGCGAAGAATTGCTTGCGCTCTTCTGTCACGTTTGCATAAGTCATCGTTGTGTTCTGATCTGCTGACAAGTAATACGCTGGCACGTTCATAGCGCGAGCGATTTCAGTAGATAGGTTCTGAATCGCCTCGTTGTACATCATGTCTTTAGGTGAGAACTGTGTGGACTGGAACTCAAGAGTGCTAGTGAGGTAAGCAGTAGAGTTATTCTGGCGGCTACGCTTCCAAGCTGCGAGAAGTCCAGAGACCTCGGCTTGTGGCAGGTCTGCGCCTGTGTTCTTAAGGATGCCGCTAGACATTGGAGTAGCTGAAGCAATAGCAGCAGCCTTGTTAATGTCAATCGCTGACTGGATAGTGCGACCAGCGCGCTCTAGAACGCCCTCATCAAATCCCTGAATAGTTACGATGTCGTTCATGGCGATAGGAGCAGCATCAACGTAATACTGTGTAATCATGATGCCTTCAAGGTCAGTTGTGAATGTAACGCGTGAGTTAGCAATCCACTCGAACGCAGCAGGGCGTCCATCTTCTGCATAACGCTCTGTAACGCGAAGATAAGATACTCCGTAGAACAAAAGTGAATCTACGATCCAGCAGATAGTGATAAATGATGGTTGATTCTTTGCAAGTTGATTAACCCAGCGAGGGGCAGCCATAACTTCGCCTGTGCGCTTGTTGTAATACTCAAGAGGGATTCCTGCGACTGTGCCACAGATTAGGTTGCGGGCTCTTGCTACAGAACTGACGCTCATAGCCTCTTTGCGAGATACTCGAAGTGTAAGCGAGCTATAGAGTGAGGGCAGATTCTCGCCCATGACCTGTGGCGCAAGCTGCGCTTCTAATATTTGTGGCTTACGCGAGAAGAGACCCATAGAAGGCAATTATACACTACATATAGATTATTCTGTGTATATAGCCGCTACCTGTTGTGGTTTGTAAAGCATGTGAACAACCATGGCGGTTGCAATCGCTCCAGAGACATCACCCGCGCTCTTGCGTTTAACAATGCGCCATGCCGAGTCATTAACTTTGGCTGCGCAGTTATTCATCTGCTGAATCCAGTTGGCTTGACCAGAGTGAACCAATCGCTTATTGACCAAAGCGTCTAAGAGGTCTCCACAGGATTGGTAGAAGGAAGCCCCAGAGATGTCTTGGGTAATCTGTCCAGCGTTTGTCAGCTTGTCGGCGATTGACTGGGCTGTGTACTTGTCGTAGCAGATTTGGCGCGGGCGATACTGGTCAGCCCATGCCTTGATGTCCACCGCAATCTTTAGATCATCAACGCTTACTTGTGACTCCCACGTCTGTAGGATTCCAACTCCGATGCGACCATCTGGGAGTATCTGGCCAGCAATAAGACTTGCATTTCTACGAGACGGACTGACATCAAATGCAAAGACCGTATAGCCGCCCACAGGAATCGTGAGTGTTGAGTCGCTCGTTTCTTCAAGTACGCCATGAGGCCAAGGACTAGCGAGAGAGTCAATCCATTGGCAGAGCAACTCTGTTCTAGTATTTTCAATAGGGCTTGTCGCAACTGCTTCTTCAAGGGCTTCCTCCGTAATTGTGTAACCTAATGCTGGGTTTGCCTGAACCCAACCTGCACGATCTGTAATCTTGCAATACTGGGGAGCGCTGTACTCGTAAAACCCAAAGCTCTTAGGCGGGTTCTCTAGCGCCCTTTCTCTCATGCCATTAAGCACTACCGAGAAAGCGTCTCCTGCATTAGAGGTAAGAAGCGTTTGAGCATTTGGACGCGCTCTAGTTGTAGGGATAGCAGCTCTAAATCCTTCTTCGTTAATCTCTCGGAGTTCGTCAATGAAGAGGAAGTCTGCAGTACGTCCGCGAGATCCGTCTCGAGTAGCCGCAACAACGTCCAGCCTTCTTCCGTCCAGCATCTCAATAGACTCTGTGCCGTTGGCGTACCTGATCTGCTTGACGAAGCCTTTGAGGTGGTCATTGTTCTCCAATACTTGAGCGACTTGTCTAAAGGTGTCCAAAGCCATGCTTCGATTAGAGGACATGATGAGGACGTTCTTACTATCCCACTTGAGCAGGTGAGCCAAGATAAGCATACGAGCTAAATGGGTCTTTCCATTCTGTCGAGCGATAAGTAGCAGGTTTGTCTTGCGAATCCACATGCCCTTCTTGTCCACGCCCAGCATGTCCTTGAGAACGTACTCCTGCCATGGCAGAAGCGGCATATCTATGATTGTGCAAAGGTCTTTGACATCTTGAAGTTTATTAGCGCCCTTTAATGGGATGCTGGCAAGCCTTGGTTTAGTTGCCCCTCGTAAGGCTTTGGATCGTGCGGCTGGCATCGGGTTAATTCCCGACTGGTCTGGCTGTAAATGGACTGTCTTGGTGGATTACCGACTGTGTCGGAGAGGGATAGGCAGAAAAAACAGGGGGGCCTCTTC